ACAATATTCATAATTGAAGTATCTAAACTTGCAATCTCTTGGCCAATGAATCTCATACGATCATCAAGTGTAATTGTTGGATGAAAATATTCTACGTCTTCTCCAAGACCAAAATCATTATCTCCATGACGATTAACAGCTTCATATGTTTCATCTATATAACCAAGTTGAATACCTGATCTTTGATTGACTTTATATAAGAACCAATTGAACTCTTTCATGAGTTCTTTATCATAGTTCCACCAATCGTAATTATATTTAATACTTGACACGTTCCTCGTTATCTCTCTTACAATGTACTATTGAAATGTTTGGACATCTCTTTTCAATTTCTTTTATTTGGATAGGATCATCTTCAAAATGCATTTGTACTTCTACACCAAGATCTTTTAACATATTAATCATTTGACCTTTAAAGATGCCAGAAGCTTTTCTACCATAGATTGGATTATCATGACGATCAAGTGGATTCATATATACGGTATTATATATGCCTCTTGAATGTAGCATTTTTTCTGTTTCTTCTCTATCATGGTAAGGCCGCCCTGTGATAATAATATCATTTTCACAGGGTCTTACGCCGGTGACGTCTTCGCCAAAATAGATTACACCATCAATATCGAAACTATTTACTTTCATAATCGTTTACTGAATCTTGAAATGTAAAAAGCAAGTCTTTTGCTTTAGGTCTATTTTCTTTGAGCTGAGGTTTAGTCATGTCTGTAATGACTCTTCTCGCTAAGGCGTCACATTCAAATTTAGCATCTTCAGTTTTAAGTTGTACTGGAGGAGTCTTTTGAGTCCACGCAGAAGGTCCTCTTAAATAACCTACAATACCCATCTCTGAAGCTACCTTACAAAATCTAATTGCTGAGACTACAACTCCACCAGAGTTTGGAGAGTCTTGAACTGAAAGTCTTGCTGACAATTCATATCTTGCTCCAGCAAATCCATAAGCAATCATATCAAAGTTTGCTATTTTATTATCAGATGAAATATATTCTCCACCTGGTTTTTGTTGAACGGTAAGAGATGGACCAGCAAATAAAGTCATACCTGCTGTCGACTCATTTCTTACAATATTCTGTCCTTTAAGAACGTTTTCTTTTGAGATATGTTTGTTCTTTAATCTATATTGCTTAGCCATATTTAAGAAGTCAGTGTTTGCTGTTCTTCCTGTTCTTATATGTTCCTGTCCTTGAGTAGATCCTGCAGCCATATTCATTTGAATATGTTGAGTAATCATAAGACCAGAATCTAACATCGCACCTTGTAAAACTTCAGACATTCTTGAAGCTCCCCAAGCTGATCTCATATCAGAACCAATAAAGGATAACCCAGCATCGATAAATCTTTGCTCAGTTTCAATTGCATCTTCTGTTGATATCAATGTAGGAATACAATTTACAAAATGAACTCCTGCAGCAAGTGCAACATCAATCCAGTATCTTGATGCTTCTTCTGATCCTACTGGTAAGTAATTAATAAGTACATCTACTTGATGATACTGTAATAATTCAACTGTTCTATCAAATGATTCAGCTGGAACAGCTCCATTTACAAATGTAACTTCATCTGGATAGTCATGCATATGTGGAGCTATCCCGTCCATCTCTGGAGCTGAATATACCAATGCATCCTTTGTTACACATGATGTATTACTATCTGTACTTATTTTTTCGACATGATCCATAGCACAATTAGGCTGAGCTCTTAAAGCTTTTGCCAATTTCTTGTTGACTTTTCTTTTATCGATATCAAATCCAATTACAAATTCTATATCGTGGACACTATATCCTCCGATATCTTCGTACATAAGACCTATTTTGTCTTCTGGATTTTCGTTATAATATTGAATTCCCTCTACGAGAGACTTCGCGCATGATCCGACACCTATGATGCCTGCTTTGATTTTTGACATAATTATTTTCTCCTTGTTTATATCAGTTTATTTGAGTGAGAAATTTGGCTGGGAGACCCAGAGTAGCTCACTATATACTATTAGTTATAACACTTATCAGACCACTTCCGAGGATAATGACTGCTGCAGTGTTTAAAATTATCAATGCTCTATCTTTCCAGATAAGAGCGACTATTAACCAACCAAACGTTCCAATTAAGGAAAATGTTTGGTCGTAAATTGCAAGATCAGAATTTGATCTTGTTGCCATTGCTATTAAAAGAATAGCCGAAGCTATCCATTTTATATACCAATCAATTGTATACTTAGGAGTCGCGCTCTTAAATATACGTTTTGAATTCTCTAATTCTTTTGCGTCAAACTTTGATTGACTCATATTCTATACCTGCTTCTTCAAATAATTGTTCTGTTAATGTATCGCTTTTATTCCAACGATCTGGAGTATCTTGAGAGAAAGCCATTACTCTTTTGACACCGACTTGGATAAGACCTTTTGCACATTCGCTACAAGTTGGTAATCCATGTACGTATACGGTCGAGTCTTTTAAAGATACTCCATTTGCTGCTGCATTATAAATGCAATTCATTTCTGCATGTACAACATACTTGTACTTTTCTTCTCTATCATTATATCTTTCTTCAGCATCTTCAATACCTCGTGGAAATCCATTATAGCCTTGAGCTATTATTTCTCCGTTTTCTCCAATAGCAACTGCACCAATTTGTCGGCTTGGATCTTTTGACCACGTGCCAAAGTGCCATGCAAGAGCGAGATATCTCGTATCCCAATTACTTGATAAGGTCAAAGTGTCTCTCGTATACATGCAAGTTTTGTACTTGCCAGTGAATATCACCTAAGCTAATATGACCAAGTACTTTTTCTTTATTAAGATCTGCGGCTAAGTTAACGAGTACTTGTTTTTGCCAAGCATAATCGTTCTTATAGCCAAAAACAACATCATTAGATCTCATTTGAACTACACAATGTAATTCTCTATTTCTAATATAATAGGTTACGGCATTAGTACAGATAAAATCATTTTTACCATTCTCATCGAATTCAAACCAGATACTTGGTCTTTGATAGACCATAGTGGCTCGTCTTGAATCTATGTTGTATGTAAGTTCATTTAATACTTGTTGATATTGACAATGAAATTTTGGACTATAAATGAGATGACCATAATTAGAATTGATTTCACCATATTTATTTGCTGTTGATTGCCAAGCTTTTGGTGGTTCTTTATCATCAGAATAGATGTCATTAATGTTAGTCGACTCAGATTGATACCAATCAAGTTCGGCTTTAATATATTCTTTGTTTGGAGTACCAAAGATAGCTGGTTTATCAGCAAGGAATGATGCGCCAATAATTTCTACAGTCTTACATCCAGTTTTATCTGTTGTAAACTGTTTTGATTCAAGAGCATTAACAAATATCTCTGCAATATCTTTAGTCGTCTGCATTTTGAATCCTGTTATTGAACATATCTCTCTTTGGATCTTGGCCTTCCATTTTACCACGAGCATAAGCAACTGCAAAAGAACAATAGTTAATCATGTCTTTATACGTATCTTCAATGCTTTCGAAGTTTGGTTCATCAGTTGATTCAAGCAAGGATGTTGCTCGCATCATTTTACCAAGAATGATATCATGAATAGTATCAATGCCACGTCTATAGTGCATTGCTTGTACTACTGTAGATTCAGAGCTTTGATAGTCTTGTGATTTTTTAGTTTGTAGTTCTGCACATTCTTGTAGAACTCTTAGGCTTTCTTTCATAATGTCTCCATAATTTAATTAATATATCTATTATACCATACTTTTGAGCAAATGTAAACAAGTTTATTCAACATTTAATAATCTATATGTTTCAGCTGGCGCACTAGATTGATTCCAAGCTTCTTTTACTGGCCATATCCCTAAGAATTTAAATCTTAAAGTTTTGCCTATTTCATTAGGTGTAATAATATCGATGTTAGTTTTATAAGCAACTATATGAGTTAGTTGATTCATATTATAAGATTCAATCATTTGATTTTTTTTTGTAAGTGACACATTATTAGAGTAATGTGGTTTTCTTTTATAATCTATGTAATAAATATGAGGTAAAAATTTTTCGATCATATCATCATGCCTCCATGCATAAGCTTCACCAGGCACGGGTTTATCTTGTTTTGCTATACCCTTCCACTTCATAGTTTCTTCCATTGCAATAGCATCTACATTGGTTCTTTTGGAATAGGTTCCTTTATTAAATTCTGCATCTAAGTGATCTATAAGCTTTTGATCAACTACATAAGTATGATTATTAATTTTATCTTTAATATGTTGTTCTAATTCAATCACGTTGAATATTTAATCCCCTGTTCATTTAAAGCAGCTCTATTCATCATATGTCCTTTAATGGTATCATCTTTTGATTGTCCCATATATGGAACTGCATGATAGTTATCCATCATTAATTGATTAACACTTTTTTCAGTATTAACTTCAAATACTGGATGGCCTTCGTTTTCAGATTGTATTATAAACAACTCTCCAATAATTCGGCCAAACTTACCTTTATCATGAACGACTAATTGAACCTCAGTTTCTTCTAAGAGAGAAGTAAGAAACTTCTTTGCTTGTTTACCATAGAATTTTTCTTCTAAATCTCTTGTTCTTGATTCTGGAGTATCAATACCCATTAATCTTACTCTTTGCTTTTTCATCCATATACCAAAACCAAGATCGATGTCTACATCAACTGTATCTCCATCTACGATTCGTGTTACGTCAACTTTATATCTGTACATTTGTTTCTCCTATTTATAAAATATGTGATTATTTATAACCACTGTTCGATTAAGTGATTTAGCCCAATAAGGATAAACACTATCAGCATGATAATGTGTAGAGCCTTCTGTGATATCGCCGTACTTACCTTGTATTATATCTCTTGCAACATGCATTGAATATAACCAAGTAGGACTATCAACTGGATCATCTGACTTACCATCACAGAACCAGCTAAACTGACATTGATGTCTTATAGGAACTAATTCATTTTTCCAATTGACTCTCATTTTTGCTTGATAGACAACTCCGCATATTGAAGCGGGATAATTAAAATGATTTACTCTATTTAAAACAACTTGAGCTACTGCAATTTTTCCAGCTAATGGTTGATTACCAGCTTCAAAATAAATGTTTTGAGCTAAACAATATTGCTCTCCATTTGGATCAGATGCGTAAGCTCTTGGTACTGCAAACATGACAGCTCCAAGTATAAATCCAAATAACATACCACTTAAAAATGATTTGAACATTTTACGTCCTTGTTCATTGACTTCTTTATCTATTGCTTTACCAAATTTGCTCATATATTATTTTTAAACACAAACTCGATAGCTCGTGCTGCTTCCTTTTCTAAATCTCTTTTAAGATACCAACCACCTGTATCAGTATCTAAGTCTCTACAGATATACTCTATTTCTTTTGGAGTAATAGGATATCCTTTGCTCATTGCATTACCTGCAGTTGTAAGCATGATTTGATACATCTTTGAATACCAACCTGTACCTGTAATACCTTTGTATTCATCTATTTGTTTCTTATTAACAAAAGGACAGTCTTGATAAGATGTCCACGTATAATTTGTATTCTTTAATTCATTACGTTTTCTTTCAAGTAAAGCTTTTTGTATTGCTTCAGGAAAACGATCGAACATTGTTTGATTGGGTTTGACATATGGATACTTTTCCATAAGATCATTTGGATTCATAACTTCTCCATCGTGAGAGAAGATAAAGTTAAAACTGTCTTTATACTTAGCAGGAACATAATACATTCTGCTTAAGTCTTTGGTTTGAGCATCAGCAATATCGCCAATCTCTTTATTTAAAGCAAACCAAAAATGCTTAATATCATCTTTATCTACATTGCAAGTCAATGGAAATACTAAACGAAACTTTGGAGATTCAACTGTAGATGAAGCTGTTGAATAACAAACATAACGATACTTATCATACTTTGATTCAATATCTTTTAAATCTCCTTCATAGTCATCAATATCAAGAATACCAAAGCCACCCCAACCTACAACATTATCATTTGCACGAGTAGTATCAGGTTGATAGATGGCTGGACTTAATAAAGGTGCATCTTGTTTTGTTGGATATTTTGTAGATTCTGATAGCTTATACAGGATAGCCTCGAACTCCTCGAAGCTAGTATAGTCCATACGTTTATTTGTTTTATTATCGTATATACTATCGAATATCGTTAAGCTTACCATGATTGTCTTTGTGACTCGGTGCCTCCCAATTGTCTGGTTTTATTAAGTCAGGTAATCCAAGTGGATTAGGTCTTTCAGGTTTTACTCCTGGATGTTTGTTCATATTTGCTTTAAGAACTTCGTTCCAAGCAACATATGGATCGACATCAAAAGCATCAAGTGTACCAATTGCTACAACGCAAAGATCGATAAGACCATCAACTATTTCTTCAGCGTCCATACCAATAAGAGCTGTTTCAGTTTCATCAAGCTCTTCTCTTAAAAAATCAATTCTAAATTCTAAGAATTTTTTCTTTTGCTCATGAGTAGCTTTAGACATCCAAGCCCGAGTACCATACTTGGTTTGCATGTCATGTATATCTTTTACCCAGTCTTTGCTCATGATATTATCTTATTCTTAGGTGTGACAAGTCCAGTATCCATATGTCTTACCTGATCGACTAATTCATCGACTGGATCGACCATGAATACAACAAAGTTTTTAGGAATAGTGATTCCTTCTTTTGCTTTTGTATAAGCCATGAAAGGCATAAATCCAATTTTGCCTTCTCCAGCTGGTATTAAAGAATAGCCATCGGTAATAGTAATGTCACTGCCATTATCTACTACTTTGCCAATTACTTCCTCTCCTGAGGATAATCTTACTAGTTTCATATTTTTCTCCATAGGTATATATTATACCATACTTTTAGTAGTTTGTAAACGTTTTTATCCAAAAAAATCCTCGAGGCTTGCGACTTCTTTTGAATTCCAGCCAACTGCATCTAGGATAGGTTCAATTGGGTCAAGGAAGGTCTTTTGGAATTGTAATTCATGATCAATATATTTCTTTAAGCCAAACTCATCAGGAAGATAGTTTGGAAATGAGATTACATTTTCATGAATTGAATTTGGTTGACGAAGATATAAGAACTTAATCTTTTCGCCATTGTTGATTGGTTCATATTTCTTTTTAAGTTGCATATCTTCTACAAGTTTGTTGTATAGAATCGAGCCACGAACATGAATAGGAGTACCTTTTTTATAAAGACTATTTCTATCTTGCCATTTCTTAACTTGAGTTACTCCTCTTGGAAAAGCAATCTCATCTGGCTCAAGAGTTTTGAAATAGTTTTTAAACTGTTCGATTGCAAGCTGTACTGATTTTTCATCTTCTTTCATAATAACATGAAAGATTTCTTTAAGAGCTTTACGACACGGTGCTGGTGTAGAAGACTTAATTGCTTCAATACCCATGATCTTCATTTTAGGTTCAGCATATCTTACGCCTTCGTTATCATGCACATTCATAATATATCGTTTCTTTGCTGTCCAAAGAGCACGATCAGCGATTGCTTCACGTTTCATAACCATACGATTATCTACACCGCCTAACATGTTGTAAAGATCGGCATAAGATTTTTCAAGCTCTGGTTCCAACGCATCTTGACAAACTTTATCAAGGAAATCGATTGTATTGTTTGGTTGTACCTTTTCTACAAGATCATTTAAGCATACATACAATGAGTCTGTATCGATTGCAACGATATAATCTTTCCATTCTTTGTTTTGTAGCACTCGATTGAGATAGGCGTTGAGCGAATACTCGGCCCATCGAATTGTAAGTTGTCCTGTAAGGGTAATGGCTTCAGCGATTCGCTGGTCAAAAAAACGAAAGTAGCGATTGCCCATAGCGCCATACAAGCTATTAAGGAGAATTTTAATCGACATTTGTCTGTTCTCTGCAATTGCGATATCTCTTTCGATTCGATACATTTCTTGCTTATCATTTTTATCTACTTTTTCTAATTCTTTTTGAGCATTAATCATTTGTTGTTTAATGTCCACACGTTCTTTATACATTTCATCAATAATAAATGGAACAATGCCTGGTCGATCAGTGTTAAAGTATTGTCCATTTGCTGCAAGAGCTTTGCCGCGATTATCAGGACGAGAAGATTGAGTAAGAACATTTTCAATATCAAACTGAGTAATCTCTCCATTGGCAATCGTTTCTGGCGACATGTTGTATTGCATAATGATTGATGGATAGAGTGAGTTAAGATCGAAAGATACAATGTTGTCATGTATTCCTACATGCGGATCTTTTACAAACCCACCAGGATAAGCTGACTTTGTTTTATCTTCGATAAATGGAACAACAATATTGTTTGCAAACAGTTTACGATATATGATCGTATCCCATATCAATGTAGTACCAAATGTGTCATTATAGTTTACGCCACCTTTATATGCCATTGTCATGCAAAGTGTAATCAATCCAAGCTTATCTTCTATACGATCTACAAGCTCAACGTCTTTGATATTATAGTCAATAAACTTTTGATGATTGTGTTTGTATAAAGTATGAAGATTAGAATATTCTTCGTATGAAAGTTTGTTTTCGCCAAGTACAACATGAGCAATATGATCAAGTTTATACGACTCTTGTGGCCCATATGAATAACCAAACTTTTTAAATAAGTCAAGATAATCAAGTTGAGATATACCTTTAAGCTCATAAGCAGTTTGAGTTCTACCCATTTTAGTTACTTCTTGTCTATCAACCATACCCCAAGGACTCAGTCTTTTAACATAAGCTTCGCCAAGCATACGATTAATACGATTAACAAGATAAGGAATATCAAAGAACCTTGTATTCCAACCAGTGACGACATCTGGACTATGTTGCTGTGAAGACCAATGAGTAATAAAATTAATAAGCAAATCATCTTCACGATCAAACTTACGATATACTACGAGGTTTTCTTTCATATACGATTGTTCTACATCATAGTCGCCAAGACCCCAAACGTAATATGTTTCTCCAATATTACTTTTCATTGCGATCGATATAACTTTATGATCAGCCTTTTCGGGCTCAGGGAATCCATCATCGGATGCAACCTCAATATCGATTGTTGCGACATTGATTGCACTTCGATTGAATTCTATATTGCCAGGATAATAGTCATTGATAAAAGCAGGAATATACTTCGTGTTTCCATAGATTGTTTTACCAGAGACTCCTTTGTTTGCTGTTACATATTCGTTGGCTGCTCTCATAGATTCGAATCTCTTACCAGCGTTTGCTACGCCGACAGGAGTTCCGTCAAGAGCTTTCCAATTTGTTTTTAGATTTGTGGATGTAAAAAGGATTGGTTCGTATTTGATTTTCTTTTCGATTCTTCGACCATGATCATATCCTCGTAAAAGAATTTGATTGCCATATCGAGAAACGTTTGTATAGAATTGAAGCATGTATATATTATACCATAGTTTAGTCGTTTTGTAAACGTTTTTTTCACTTTATTTTCAAAAGGTGGGGGCTAATTTCTTAGCCCCGCATGAGTTCAAGTGGCTCAACTACAAAGTGAACATGATTGTGATTGGTGCTAAACTAATAGCAGTTAATCCAGTTATCAAAGTAGTTAAGGCCTCATTAACGTCATCATATTTTCCAATCATATGGATTATAGATTTCATTATGTTTCTCCAGTAGAAGTTTAAGTTTTTCTACTGAGATTCGCCGTCATCAGCCTTTGAGAAAGGCTTTTTTCTTTGACCCAGTAGACCCTAATTCGATCTTCCTAGGACGCTTTTCTTCTGGGAGTTCAACTCTAGCATACACTACGAGTATTCCATCCTCAAGATCTGCACCATCTATTACGACAAATTCTGAGAGGCGGAAGCTCTTCTCAAATTTGCGAGATGAAATGCCTTTATAAGCATATTCACGATCACTTGGTTCTACTTCACCTTTGATTTTAAGAATTCCGTCTTTGAGTTCAATATCAATATCGTCCTTCTTAAATCCAGCAACAGCAAGTTCGATTAAGAATTTTTCTTCATCGATCTTTACGACGTTGTGTGGTGGGTAGTTATCATTTCCAGATCTAGCACTTTGATGAATCCTTTCCAGGTCTTCAAATAATGTGTCAAATCCAACGAATAGCGAACGTGGTACGTTCAAAGTATTTCTTACCATTTTTATTTCCTCCTATAATAGCAAGGTTAATTTAGGACCCGATTATTCGGCATCCTATTTTATTTATAATCTCTAAATGAGCGATTATAAATTTTTTTTGTTTTATGTAAATTTTTTTATTACTTTATTAATTCTTCCTGATTTCATTATCTTATGAAAAGCTTTTAAAATTTTTATCATTCCTGTTTTTGCGTGTTCCCAATATTGTATTTTGGACAGAGCTCCCATTGAGATTTTTCCTTAAAGGGAATCACCTTAATTTGTCTTAATGGAGCAATCTCTTTTGCTAGGTCAGGATTAACTATTGATATGAGTCCCCAATCAGCTAGCAATGTTGATATTGTATTTCTACGATGTATATCATTTTCTAATAAATTAGATGGCTTTCCATCTAATAAAAAGAGCTCTTTAAAATGGACGATGAAGTATCTCCCTTGCTTATGTAGTATATGACAAGACTGATATAGCTTTTGGTCCTTTCGTGATGCGACTCCAATACGAGTTAATGTTTCTCGTATCTTTAAAAAGTCGTCTGGTTCGTTAAGTGTAACTTCAAGCATGCTGCTTGGAGTCCAATCTGTGATTTGTATGTTATCGTTTTCCACCTTTGTAAATCCTCAATTTCAATTGTTCAATTTGTTCATGACTCATTAATGATAATGCAGATTTAGCCTTTTCATTACTATATCCATAATATTCTTTTATGAGTTCGAGATTATCGACTTCATTAGCCTTAATCCATTTGGACCATCTCTTCTTCTTCCTTATTATATTTATAAAAAAATCAAACTGAAGACGATTGTCTAGGTGATGAAAACGATTCATTTCGTTAGCATATAAAATAGTATCTTGAAAATAAGAAAGCCCACGATTGATAATAAAAGCATTATATTCTTTTTCAGCAATATCATCTACCATGATATCTTTCTTAGATTCATTGATTGCTTTTAAATACTCAAACGGATTCATTTTCTCTTATATAAATTTTTGCTTGATCTTCATTATCAAAGATTCGTTCATATTTTACTTCGTTATCTTCGAAGCGAACAACTCTCCATCTTGTGACTTCTAAATCGTACATGACTGGCCACATTTGATATGTTATACTGATATCTTCTTCTGGTCCAAAGGTTCCTTTATGTATGTTGTGTATATATTTTTTCATTTAAATTTGACTCCTGCCATGACTTCAGTTAAGCATGCAACCATATTTAATTCATGATCTGCGACAAAACTGTTTTTGTATTGATAATCAGCCAAGATCAAAACTAATTGTGGTATTGATTGTGGTTCTACAAACTCGTTCATATTGTCATATATCTTACGAAACATAGCTGCAGGTTCAGTGTCAATATTATCTGCAACCCATTGTCTCATCTGCTTAAAGTTTTTAATTTTAAGAGAACTCATTAAAGTATCTAAAGAGATATCTGTTGCGTTTGCAAGTATCCCACTGTCGATCTTACCAAAGTTTGAATATCTTTGCAACTCATTGAGAGTTCTACGAAAGTCTGGAAAGTATTTAATAATCAGTTCAGCAAGAACAGCTGGATCTGAATTGATACTTTCAACTGCAAGTATTTGTTGTACTCTTTGCATAAACATACCA